TAACGTACTCTTTAAGCCCTACGATACGAATAGCCACAGGGGTACGCTGAAACTCATTATCTGAAAAGTGGATATAAGCCCCCATCTTAAGCCGTCCGCCTACATTTGCCCAGTTCTTTTTTGCCCATATTCCGTCTAAATCACCAGTAAAGGTAAATAAGTCTGCTCTATTTTCATACAGATACTTACATGCTTCCTTCATCATCTCCCAGCTTGCTCCTGACTTGGTTGCGTTATCGCAAATATAAGCAGCAGGTAGGTGCATGTTATATACAGAATAACGATCACCCGCAGCAGGTTTAAATATATCATTAGGCATGGTCGTGCCGTCCTCTTCCTTGGGGACTATCTCAAAGCGGCGTGTGCTATGGTTGTAACCGCTGCTATGCTCGTAACGACTAATCTCAAACTCACGCCCTGATAACATACCACTTTCAAAGTATATCACCATTTTTTCTCCCTTGATTTGGAGGTCTGCAAAGTTCAGCGCTTCAGGTATGGTTGTGTCGGCAAAGTCGTAGAAGTGTTTATCTCTATCCACTTCAAACACGGCCGATATAGTCCCTTTGCGACTTGGGTATATATGGGAAAGGTCAAGGCTTTGTTCATTGATAAAGCCGTTGTTTTGCGCATTCTTGATAGCTATAGACAAGCCCTTGTCGTCTGAAACAAAGGTTACCCCTTCATATACATACTCTTGTGATTTGGGTAGTAATAATTCCTTGTTGCCATACTTAGAGCGGTCAATATTGCGGTCGCCCCCTTGTACATAGAGGCGTGTAATACGACTTTGCTCGGTAGTACGGCTTACACCTGTCTTAAACCCTTTGCCTTTGCCATATTGGAGTGGTAAAGGATTATTCTTGAAATATTCTACCTTGTGAAGGTGTATCGTTTTACCTATAATCTCGTATTCTGTCTCAAAGGCTTTAGCGATCATGTCCAAGGCTTCTAAGCAGTTGTTGTGGTTATAGCTGATAAGTTTCTCATTGGCTTCAATCGTGGTGCCTACCTGCCAGCCGCTGTCTATCATATTAAGGCAATCTACCAATATTTGTATATGGTAGCGAGGAGATGCTGTAAAAGGAAATTTGAGGGTCTTATCATTTGGATTACGAAACTTGTAATTCTTCAGGTTTGCCCCCTCGCTGTCCATGGTAAGGGTATATTCAAAGTGTCTGCTGTTATGCTTCACCACTTTAGCAGGCTGATTGAGGGTATAGCGTTCCCCTTGTAACTCACACCATGCTCCAGTAGGTATATCTGTGTAAGTAGATAGGGCAAAGTATATGTTTAGGGTATGCTCGCCCATAATGGAGCGGTATCGGTAGCTCTCATCGGTAGGGAGGACATCTATATATGTGCTGTTAAAGTGTAGTTGCATAGTATTAGATAATTGTTAGTTGTAGATCAAACTTGACCCATATAAGAGGGTCGTCAATATAGAGTTCGGTAATTTTGCCGTCTTTATAGATACACTTATAAGATTTCCCTTGATAGTTTAGGGTGCGTTCTTCTGGTCTTACAAGGTCATAGAGTAAGGCAAAATATCCTTTGATAAAATCAGTTATCGGCAAATACATAAAGCATTTGAGCGTTGCGGTGCGTTCCTGAAAGTATATAGGCACATCAGCGGCTATAAGACCACTCATAGTACTATTTTGAGCTGTATAAGGTGTTTTGGCGTTACCTGCTGTGATAAGCTCTTGTTGTGTCCCCTCCAATAGGGTTATACCATACTGGGTTAGGTTTTTGCTATCAATATAGGCTTCTACATTATGAGCGGTTAGCGTTGGTGCTTGATAAGTATATCCTTGTAAGGGCAAATCATCAGAAAGACGAATATCAGCTGTTACATAACCTCCACTGACTTGGGTTTTGCTAAGACCAATCAAACGCAAGCGGTAGGTTAGATTGATAAAGTCAAAGGTATAATTAGCATAGGCACGAACTGAAAGGAGCGTTACCAAATTGGGATATAGACTTTCAGGTAATAACAGTTGTAGGGTAATTTCCTTAGCTGATAGCTGCGGGGCTGAAAGGTCATATTCCGAGCCGCTTTCCTCTGCCCAGTCATTTTTGTTCAAAGACTTCAAGGCTGGATAGGATAGCAAGCTCGCTAATGAACCCTCTACCAACTTAGCATGTAAGGTCTGTATGTCTATGTTATTAATTTTCATTAGGTGTTAGGGGTTAGTCACTCGTCATTAGTCATTAATAAAATATTCCTGTTAAGTCTTTTCTCTTTCGATTTTGTCCTAATATTTCTTCTAAGAATACATACCTTGTGGCATCAATTGCGTGGTTAAAGGCGTCAATGGGTACATTGAGGAAAGCGCCACTTTTATCTTGTGCATAGGTGTAATTCTTAAACTCTTTGATAATGTTCTCACTCCTTTGGGTGATACATATTTCATACTCTAACATCTTGGTAAGCCCTTCCATAACCGAGCCTTGTCCTTTGGTTACTGCGGTGATGTTATAGCCTGCATTCTTTATTTCCTTCACTAATCGAGGGTCAGCACTCTCGGATATAATCTTATAGGAACGGTGCTGCTGAAGGGCTTGGATAATATCGCTGGTGAGCATTTGCGTTTGATAGCATATTTCATCAATATATACCTTATCGTCTAAAAAAGCTACCTCCACGATAGCGGTAGGGTCGTGAGTAAAACCAAAGTCAAGACCTAAGTAACGTTTCTTTGCCCAAATAGGTATATCCTCCACAATGGTAACTTTTTCAAAGATAAGTCCCTCGATCATTGCCTGCTGTCCTAATCCATATACCTGCCACAAGGAGCGGTTTTTGTGCTGCAAACTCTCTATCTCGTCAATGATCGTTTGTTCCAAGAACGGGTTATCCTTATAGGTGGATATAAAGTGATAGGTACGAGGGTCTTTATTCAGCTCGCAAAGCCAATGGTCATCAGAGAAGGAGGGGTTGTAATCCACAATAGAAAATTGAGTGGTACGCATTTTCAGCTGTTGGAACTCGATAAACTTGAGTTCGTTAGCTTCATTTACATACAATACATCACGCTTGCGCCCTCGGAGCTTCTGCTCGCTGTCTGTGGAAAAGAACTCCACCCATGAACCATTGGAAAAGGTGTATATCATTTCAGACTTATTGATACTATCTTCATCGAATACATTTAGCTTGTATAATATCTCCTTGAAATCAACAAATACAGATCCCTTGAGAGCAGGCAATGTAGCACGGACAATGGAAAGGCGTGTCTTAGGGTGCGATAAGCAATAGACAATAAGCCAAATCAGGATATTATAGGTTTTGGAACTACGGCTACTACCTTGCGCTGATACAGTAGTATATCCTTGCTTAATTGCATTATCTACTTTCGTATATATGTTAGTTGTCTGTATTATCATCGGTTCGTACTTGTTCTCGCTTGTCTATTACTTCAATGGTGATCCCTTGAGATAGCGGGCTGCCAGCGGTGGTTACATCTATATTTTCACCAAATCCTTCTTTACGACCTAACGTACTCATTAGATAACGCACCATTTGACCATCTGGGCGCTCTTCCCATCCTACTATTTTTTTGTTTTCGTCCAAGATAGGAATACCTCGAGCCAACACCCTTGATGTAGCGATACACTCGTCTAATATCCTTCCTCTTTGGTCGTCTATCACATCTTGAAAGTCTGTATCTTCCTTTGCCCATTCATATACAGTCTTTCTATTCACCTTGAAAGCCTTGGCAATTGATGATATATTACCTCCTGCTTTTTCAGCTATTTCAGTGAATTTTCTAAGGGTTGGTTTTTTATAGTTTCTGACTTTCATAGTGATTGTTACTTTTGTGATTTTTATTCTATCATATTAAGGACAGCTTCACCCTTAGCAAAACGTTCGTCGGGGTCTATTCCTATAATCTCACAAAAAGCCGATTTGGCTTCGTAGGTGGAAAAGGAAAGAGTGATAAAAGCGTCTTCATTTTTTTGTTTCTCTATAGCTTTTTCTTTTACTTGCTGCTTCATTTGTTTAACCTGCTCCTTTTTCTCTTCGTACGTAGGTTCTTCCTCTTGTGAGGAGATAAGGTCTTCATACGTTTCTACTTGTGGGAGATAATCATTTACATCAACCACAAAATGAGAAAGTTCATTTATATCGTAGTCGCTTAGTCCTAAGTTAGTGTAATCTATATCATTAATATATTCAGCCACAAGGGAATAATCAGCACGGGTGTTGCCAAGTGCTTCGTATGTAAGTTGTTCTTTTTCTGTTTTTATATCAAATGCAACGGCTTCTACTTTTACTTGGTAATCAGTTTCAGGAGTGCCGTCATATTTGTAGTATATATCCATGGCTTTGATACGACGATGTCCGTCTATAAGGTTGCCTGTTACCTTATTCCACTTTATGCCTCCGTTGAACCCTACCTTTTTGAGGTTAGCAAGTTGATTTTTGATTTCCTTGTCAGTGTGTCTTTTAGGGTTGTAAGGATTTAGGTTGATTTGGGAACGGTTTATGGTGATAGTTTCAGATTGTTTTAGCTCTTTCATAGTCGTATTCGTATAGTTTGCGTTCTACTAATGGAAATTCAGCTATTACCTTTTTCAGATCATTAGGGAAATGATTACGAAGGAATAGCAAATAGTTAAGGTCATTTATGTCTGTACCTGATGATTGGCTATTGCCATACTTTTCGGGAGTGATGAGTTTTTCCGCTTTGATGTATTCTATTATGTCATTATTCTTGTAAGTGGAAAGCGGATATACTTTTTTGTTCTTTTCATTGATAGCCTGCTCCTGATAAGTACGAAGCATTACACGCCTATTCATACTATCAGATTGCTTGAAACCAAAAAAAGCCCACTCTATAGCTGTTTTTTCACGTATATTATCAGTAAGCTCTGCAAGGTTATAAAGGCGTTGTTTTTCATTTTGTCTGTGTCCCAAGTGTCCTGTTTTTATGTAAGAGAATACCGCAAAGTGAGGTATTTGGATAATTCTTGCTTTTGGGTATTTCTTATTGATGTAGTGCATATAACGAGCAATATGCTCAAGGTCTTTCACTACGTACATAAATACACAGGTTATTTGGTCAAAGTGAGGGTGTAGCAAGTGTAACAAGGCAATACTATCTTTGCCACTCATAGAGTGAAATAGTATCACCTTGTTAGTTTTTTGAGCGATTTGCTCAATGATTTGTCGGGCACGAGTTAACATTACAAGTTAAGAATTGATTGACCTTTCTTGATTTGCTTTTTCTTTTTACGAGCTTTACCTAAAGCGCGTTCTTCTCGTTTTCGAGCCGCATCTGATGATTGATGTCTACCTTTAAGGTAATCAGCTTTAGTCCAATAGACCTCTTTTTTTCCATCAGTCCATTTAACAGCGTAGGGTTCTGGCATAATTTATTGATTTTAAAGATTAAAAAAATAGGCTTGTAAGATATTTCTTACAAGCCTATTTGTTATTATTATTTTGTTGTTTATTTTTAAATAAGTCCTTCGTGTGAGATTACATCTGCAAGACCTAAACCATAAAAAACAGGTATTTCGTCTTCTGGTAGGTCTTTATATTGTTGCCACTCGTTGTCAAAGTCGTGAAAATCGTAATCTTCATTCAGAACCTCGACATCTTCTTGTGTCATCTTATAAACAGCTATATCTAGCACTTCGACTATTAAATACCAAGATTTATTATAATTGGTAAAATAGATATATTCTGTTTCATTTAGACAATCTTCAAGTTCCATTGACCCATCAGGGTCTTTTAAATATTCTTGAAATTCTTTGTACAACTCTTTATTTATAAACATATCGTTGTACTTTTTCGAGAATGCTCGTATTTCTACTTTCTTTTTGCCGTTGAGTATATCAAGGGCATTTTCTTTTTTCATTATAAGGTGGTATGCCTCTACTGGTTTGCCGTTTACTTCTATTGTCATTTTTTTAATGTTTTAGATTAAGGTTGTAAGTGTTTCACTATTTCAAAGACCCTTATATACCTCTTGGTATATAGGGCAAAGGTACGATATAGGTCGCAAAGGGCTGCTATACTCGTTTGTATAAAATTTGTTTTTTCTTTGAATATTTTTTGTTCTGATACCTTTGCAAAGGTACGAAAATAATTTTAACTGCTTCGAAAATGAAGGTCTTTTTATGTCACGTCTAAGATGTTAAATTTATAGAATGAACGCCATTCATTTTTGACTGTATCAAAGTAGGTAAAAAGATTCTCATTAGGTTTGCGGTTGGTTGTGGTAGGGGGTGTGTTTGACAATGTGCCAAAGGCTTGACGTATTGAGCCATCTAATTTCTTGTAGTGAAATTCTACAATCTGGCTTTTCATTTTTGCCTTGAGCTTGATATTTGCCCATGATTTTTTTAAGCACTCTGAAAAGGTGTAACCTGTTTGCTTGAAGAACTGCCATGCAAGGCAAAAGACTGTTTTTTTATCTGTATTTTTCATTTTGGTAGGTATTAAAGGTTAAATATATGTTTTCTTCACAAGCCCTGCACCATTCGCATTGACAATTGAGGCGCTTGCGCTCTTTGCCCAATAAGCATAGAAAGAGCCGTTTTTTTCAAGTTCAGCTTGTGCGAGTGCTTCTGTTTTAAAGGCTTTGCTTAACTTATTGTAGCCGCTAACAATAGCATACCCGCCTCTTACTTTTGCCACTTTTAGAGTGGTATCAAAATTCATTTCTGATAATGTATTAATGGTTGTCATAATGATATATTTTTAAGTGTTATTGATTGAAAATTGAGCCTTTTTGCGCCTTGCTCAGGGCTTTGATGTTAGTTATTTAATGAATGAACATCGTAACGGGCAC